CTGCTGGCGGGCGAGGTCGCGGGCGACGGCCTCGACGGCGGCCCCGCCTGCCAGGTCCTGAACGATGCGTGCGTTGCGCTCGACCAGCAGCGGGTTAGGCATGGGGTGGACTGTTCCTGATAGCATCCTGGTCCAGGATGATCCGGGTCTGGATACACGCGGTGGGTATCCGCAGGACATCGCCCCACTTATAGAGATTGCGCGTCTGTGCAATGACCACGTAGTCGTCGTCTTCGGTCACAAACCAGCCCACACTGGTCATGAGCGCACCGTCGCCGCGCATGATCTCCTCGACCCCCTCCCGGCTGTGGTAGCCGGGATATTCACTGGCGTCATGCCAGCGCACCGCGACGATTGTGTCACTCATACCGCCGCCTCTCGGCCTGCTTCAGCCTGCTGCCGGTCATACTCGGGCCCGTTACACACCGGGCAGGGATAGGGATGGAAGCAGGCTTCCAGCGGTATCTGGACAACCACCCCCTTCATCGACATCTGGTTCTCGTCACCCTCGAGCGGCAGGGGCTTGATGATGACACAATCTTTCAGCGGCAGAACAAGCTCACGCCGCGTAGAATCACCGCCGACGTACCGCATCGAGACCGGCTTGAATACCCCGCCGGGCCGGCTCACCCTGCCACCTCCTCGATCCGGTAGCGCCGCGCGCCGTCGGGATACACCACCTGCCACGGCGGCCCGACCCCCGGCCCCTCGCTGTTGATCAGGTGTCCGCACAGCACGCGCGTATCGCACTGCTGGCTAAAGCCTGCCTGATAGGCATCGTAGGCGAAGTAAAAATCGCAGCACCGGCTGCCCCGTATCGTGAACTCCAGCTGTTCCAGCACCGGGCGGCGGATCAGCGTGCAGTACAGCCCGCAGCCCACCACGTCGATCACCCTCCCCCAGGCCGCCCGCATCTTGTCCGGCTGCATGTCGTAGGTCAGGTAATCGCCGTCGCCCGGCCCGGTCTGGATATCCGCGCTCCACAGGTAGGGCTCGCGGCGGCTGGTCACCAGCCCGTAGGCGATATCCGCCTCCAGCGCGTCCAGGCGCAGCAGCGCGTCCGGCGGGATCAGAATGTCGTCCTCGACGCACAGCAGTGCGTCGAAATCGCCGTCCAGGAACATCCGCCGGCCCGCCTGGTACTTACGGGTCACGTTCTCCCAGCGCGAGGCCAGGGGCTGGCCGCCGTTCTTAGCCCAGTAAGTCACCACCTGGTGCGGGCCCGGATCGACACGCTGGATGCTGGCGATGCTGGGCGCGAGGATGCGCGACTGCGGGACGAAGACGAGGATTTTCATAGCACGTCCTGGTTGAGCACGTCGCCGCCGCAGCGCTTGCAGGTGGCGCCCTGGTTCGGTACGTGTTGCCACTGCCCACAGAACGGGCACCGCTCCAGGCCGTAAGCCCCACGCCCTGGCCGGTAGCGCGGCGCGGGGTCGCCTACTACGCTTGCGTCCAGCCAATCGATATTCTCCCAGCTCTCGTGTATGGCGTTAAGCCATTCAGCCAGAGCCTTCAGCTCCGCTAAATAAAAGATAGAGGCACTCACAGGCTCAACCCCTCTAATTCCGGCCTCTCGCCGTTCCAGCACACAGCCGTCCAGGGTGTGTGCTGGTCGAAGACGACGCAGTGCTCGAAGCCGTCCGCTGCCTGCTGGTACTGGCGAGTCTCGAAGTCGTGGATCACCACCACGCCGGGTGGGCAAGCCTCGACCACGGCCTCGATGGTCTCAACCCGGTCCTCGGGATCCTGGCCGTCGTCGATCAGGATCAGGTCGTAGGCTGCCAGGCTCTCGTGATAAATCGGGAACGGCCGAGGCATCACGACTCGCGGGTCGCTGCCCACCAGCTCGACAATCCGGTCCCGCCACCCCTCGTCACGCTCGATACTGACCAGCATCTCCAGCGCCGGGAAACGGGAAAGGGTTAGAAATTCCGGCGTGCTGTACAATCCCGCGCCGAACTCCAGGACGCAGCGAGCGTTCAGCGCGCGACCCAGGGCGCGCAGCACCGGCAGGTGAGTGGCAAAGGGATGAGCGGCAACAGGATCAGGCGTCGCCATACAGCGCCTCCATCCGCCAGAAGGGCGGTTCTCCGGTCGGGTCTGGCACGGCTAGGAGGTCTCGCCCAGCTCGCGCTTCAGCGCGGCGATGCGGCCCTTGACAAACGCGTACTCGTCGGGCTGGAGGTCTTCCTTCTTGACCTTCTTCAGCGCGGCGCGCCGGGCCTCCAGGCGGGCCAGCTCCTGGCGCTGCGAGTGCTCGCCATAGCGCGCTGCGGGGGCAGGAGCTGGGAGAGGTGGGTCCAGCGCGCCCGGTGCGGCAGGCGATGGGAGGGTTGGATCCAGCGCGCCCGGAGAATCACCCCCTGTCGCAGGCGCTGCCGGGGGGGTCGGGGGAGTCTCGCCGGGGGTCTCCGGGCCGCCCGGCTTCTGGTCGGTCTCGATCTCGCGCTCTCGGTCATTCTTAGCCATCGTTCCACTCCTTTTGCGGCAACGCCGCGCCTAAAATTTCTTCCACCGGCTGCCTTCGCCGTCGTCCTCGTCGGCCATCCGGGTAAACTTGCTTGGCTGGGCGGGCTGCTCCGGCATCTCGCCCGCCTGGCCGTCAATCGCCAGGTCCCACACCAGCCACACCAGGCTGTCCAGCCGGTCGGGACTCTCGTCGCCTTCGCGCCAGGTGCACTGCTGCTCTTCGAGGTCCTCGAAGACTCCGACGTGGTGCACCTTGCCCAGGCTGTACAGGGTAGCAACCGGCTCGGCCCGAATGTACTTGCCCCGGCTGGCGTGCACCAGCGTGATCCCCACCGTCGGGTCGATCACCCGGATGTTGCGCTCGACCAGGTCGCCGCCGTTGTTCACTTCGGCGACGATGCCGTTGCCGCGCAGGTCGTTGTTGAGGTCCACGGCCCGCTGCGCCCAGACCTCGGGACGCAGCCGTCCGCTCACATCCCGCAGGATGTAGACGTGCCCATCCTCGCCCAGCCCCCCGGCGATGACCCCGGTCTCGTTGCTGCTCTTCTTGCTCGACATGGCCGGGTCGATGGACACCTTGATCCGCCGCAGGGCCACCGGCAGGCTCGCCACCCGGTGGGCGTGGATGGTGTCGTACTGGAACAGCCCACCCTCCCGGGCGACCGGGCTCTGCTGGAACAGGCTGAGCCACGAGTACGGCGTACGGCTCGCCCGGATGTCCAGCAGGCGCTCGATGGGGTAACGCGCCGGCCACAGCGCCTCGCCGGGCTGCCGCCCCAGGGGGTCGTCGTCCTCGGCGATAGCCGGGAGCCGCAGGCGCGTCCAGCCGGGCTCCTGGAGCAGCCGTCCGACCACGTCGTCGGTGTGCCAGCGCGTCATCACCACGATGATCGCGCCGCCCGGCTCCAGCCTCGTCTCCAGATCGTCCTTGAAGCCGTCCCAGACCTTGTCCCGCTGGAGCTTGCTCTCAGCCTCCTCGCGGTTTTTCACCAGGTCGTCCAGGATCAGGACGTGTGCGCCCTTGCCGCTGGCCCCGCCGGTCGCGCCCAGCGCATCGGCGCCGCCTTCCTGGCCTGCCCGGTCAGGGGTCTCCTCGAACGACCAGGAGTCCACCGCCGCGCTGTCGCGGCTGAGTTGGTGGCCGAACAAAGCCTGGTAGCGCGGGGCGCGGATCAGGTTGCGCGCGGCCCGGCTGTTCTTGAAAGCCAGGGTGGCGCCGTAGCTGACCAACATCACCCGCTGGTCCGGGTTGCGCCCCAGGTGCCAGGTCGGGTACAGCCGCGAGACGGTCACGGTCTTGCCGTGACGGGGCGGCATCTCGACGATCAGCCGCCCGATCCCCTCGCGCCCGCCCGTCTCGACGTAGCGCGTCACCTGTTCCAGGTGCCAGTCCAGCGCCTCCAGGTGGCGGGCGTGCTGGTAGCGCCGGTACATCAGGCGCTTGTAGGTTGTTAAGTTGCTGCGGGCCTGCCGCCGAAGCTTCTCGACTTTGGCGTCCCGCCGGTCAGTCGGGATCGCCGAGGAGAGAGTCGAGTTCATCGTCGCTCAGGTCCTCGAAACCGGTGATCTTCAGGTTGCCCCGGAAAGCCACCTGATCGACAAACAGCTTGTGATAGCGGCCGAGATGCACCAGCGCGGCCTGGGCGTCATGGACCTTCACCCGGATGCCGTCGTCGGTCTCCCAGATCTCCTTGATCAGGTGGCCCAGGCCAGCCGCCGTCAGCCGATCCAGGTCCAGGAGCAAGCGCCCCCCCTGGTTATAGATGTACGGGCTGATGTCGGCCCGGGCCTGCTGCGAGAGCCGGGCGAGTACCTCATCGGCGCTCATCGCCAGGCGCTGGAGTCGCGCTTCAACAGCCGCTTTTACGTCAGGAAACGTTAAGAGTTCCGAGGCGATAGACCGGGCCGTTTTCTCCGAGTAGCCCGCCATCCGCGCCGCCCGCGCACCGTTAAAACCCGCTGCGCCCGTGTAGGCCAGCACGAACGCCTGCCGGCGAGGAGGCAGTTTACCCAGCTCCGTCGCCTCGTCAGCGCTCAGCTCGGCGAGCGTCTCTTCGGGACTCGCTTCAGGGATAGGCGTCGGGTCCAGTATGCCATGTGAGCGACCAGCCTCCTCGCTGCTCGCCTGCGTCCTCTGCTGTTTGGTTGGGCGGCCCCCGGCTCGCGCTTTAGGCGTCGACGGCGAGCGGCCTCGCTGCTTCTGGCGTCGTCGGCTCAAATGGCTGTGTGTGTGCGCGGCCTGCTCCCCCCTCGGCCCGGACGGCGGCTCGAGGTAAACCCCGCCGCCCGGTATGCCGCGTAGAGGAGAGGGGGCCGCGATCCCCATCGCGTCCGGATACAGCATAGATCGGACAGCGTCCAGCCGTCATTGCAAAGGCGGCGGCGCGGCCTAAGTCAGATTGCACAAGTTGCATCAGCGGCGGAGGTTGTGCTCAGGAGGGCGAGTGATTCCTAAAGGGGCGGCGGGCTGGCCCCAG